AGCTCAACTCAGAGCGACGACCTGCCTTGTCAACAGCTTCCAAAGTACCAGCAATGATTACATCCTTACGGCTAATCTGGGTGTAGTTGCCCAAACGAACTGTAGCTGTAACTGCTGTGAAAGAGGTGATGTCATCGCCCTCGATCTGTGCATTGGTTGTGCTGGCAGCAGCCAGGTCATCTGTTTGCCATTCAAAGAATGTGTTGGATACGTTTTCACGACCAACATTGCTCATAAATGGAGTTTCTTCTGGTGAAATCTGATAGATAACATTCGAAAGATCTTCCCGAACGCCTTTAGCGTCAAATCGGGTGTACGTGTTTGTAATAGCAGCCATGATAGGTCCTTAAATAAATTTCTCGAAAAGGGATGCGGCATCTCTGACGCTTCCAGTTTGTGCAAGACGCTTTTTTGCGTTATTTAAATCACTCGACTTAGAACTTACGCTACCCGCTGAACCAGAACTAACCATCTTTGGTGCTTTTTTAATCTTCGCTTGGAATTCTGGACGCTTGCTCATCATCTGGTCATACTTCCACGCCTTGTGGAGTGCTAGTAATGCCCGTGAATCAGAGATAGTGTTCAGCTCCTGCTCGGAAAAGCCCAATTGCTGGCCATATTCCAACAAAGCCTTACCTTCTGCTTTAGCTTTCTCAGGAGAATTCCACTCAGGGATCTTCTCTTTCAATATTGCAGATTCCTGCGCTAAAGTAGCTTGTATCTTCTTTTGAGATTCAGTTTGATACAGTTGTTCAAAACGTAATTGCTCTGCGTAAACCTGTTGTTTATATTGCTGATGCCTCTGATGTGATGTCCATTGACGGGCATATTCAGTAGGGTCTTCAATTTCCAATCGGTTCCAATCAGGCTCTTTCGGCTCAAACTCTTGTAATTTTTGCTGTAAAGTTCCTAGTAACTGTGAATTATATTGACGCTCTTCACGTACTTGCTGAAACTCAGACTCGACTAATTTGCGCTCTTCTGCTAGTTTCTGCGTTTTCCGTGTGTAGTCAGCTTCACGTTGATAACCTCGGATAAGTTCTTCCTTTGGGACTTCGATTTCTTTGCCATCAACTTTGACAACAAACTTCTCATCCCTAGGAGCTTCTTCTTCGGACTCTTCGTCTTCGCCTTCTACTTCCTCGGAAGTTTCCTCTGCTTCTTCTTGCAATTCCGCAGATTCCACCTCTTCAGACTCAGATTCGGATTGCTCCTCCTCTGGTTGCGCCTCTGCACCAGTGTCAACACCCTCTTGGCTGTCTAGCATGGAAGCAAAGCTTTGCGCTGCTTGATTTACTGTAATCGAACCGACTGCATTTGCGTTATCGGACATATTTACCTCTTAGTTTAACAATCATTTGTTTGGGGGTCTACCCCGTCTGCGAACAAGGGCAACTTCTGCCATCTTGCCTGTATCCATAACAGAACGTAACTTAGCTCTCAGAATGTCAACTGTTGTCAAAAGCAAGTAAGCTTGCTCTCGAATAGGATTTTCCATTAACTTGGAATTCCTGATCTCACGATAACAATCGTCTTCAATCTTTGTAAGCATTTCATTGAGAAGTTCATCCTCAAGAAGTAACCTAGCTCTGTCTCCTCTTGCGAGGTTAATTTCTAAATCGTCCATTTACATCATTGGTTGTGGCTGTTGAGGGACTTGCGCCTGATTCATTGCAGCCTGTTGACGGATTAATTCTCGGTCACGATTCATTGCGGCATCTATTTCCGCACTTTGAATTTGTACACCATATTTCAATTCTAGCTCATATCTACGCAAAATACCATCTTGCTCAATACGATCTCTTTCTCTGTCATCAGACATAATCATTTTCTGACGCTCTAAATCCAATTCAGCGGCTTTCTTTTGAATATCAGCTTGAATAGATTGAGCCTGTACTTGAGCCAGCACTTCCTCTGGGGTAGGCTTTGGAGCTTCTGGTTCTGGCAGTTGGAAGTCAGCAGGTAACTGGTTAAAATAGTTTTGCGAATCCTTGATACCAGCAAGTTGCAACATCTTGGTTAAAGTGTTTGTGTACTGTGGTATTGTTACAACAGGGTTATTAGGACCCGTCTTTTCAATCAGCATTTCCTGACGCATAGCTACTTGATTCAGAATATTGATTCTGTCTTCAATAGTGCCATCACCAACGCCAACATTCACTGTTACGTCCATCTTGGAATCCCAAGAACGGGGGTCAATTGGCACGAATGTATTACGCAGACGAACCATTCTTGCTCGGTCTTGATTTTCAACAACCAACTTCAAGATGCCAGTAAACAACTTACGTAAACCAGTTTCCGCAAAGATACGGGCAATCATCTCAATGTGCTGATGTGCGGCATTGACAGTCGCTGATACTGCGGCTTTGGTTGTACTCTGGAGAGCATCTGCATCTAACCCTGCAGCGGCCTTGGAAATGCCTGTACGGGTCTGTTTAATGTCATCCAAGTAGTCAAGCATTGGGAAAGCAGCTTGTCCAACAAATGGAGTAGTAAATGGCTGAACCATGCCTGGCGCTCTCATACGAATAACAGCCCCTACTTCAGTATTCAACACATCTTCCATGTTGGCCTGACCCTCGACAATCGCTGTACGGGGGTGGATAGCTTGAGCCAAAGAGTCTAGGATGCCACGTTGGACATTAGACTTGATACGCTGAATATCCATCACTACGTCAGCAGGACACATACCAAAAAAGGTATGGGGTTCTGGGTCTGGGCAGAAGTCTGCAAACTGCCTGTCATCAACAATTTCGTTACGCAGAACTTTATTGCCTGTACCTACAGTACAAATCCTACGCATCTCAGCAATGCCATCGCCATCAAAGTCTACCTTTAAGTAGCCTTCAATATAGAGAACACTCTTGCTTGATGGATCACCATTGTTTGCGGTACTGATGACGGCAAAGGGATTGCGAGATGTGTACTCTTGGTTATTGTCAAAGTCATTGCCATTGCCAGCAACTTCAACCATCTCATCGTAATCATAGCCCATAGCGACTAGATCAGAAACAGTCTTCATAGTCCTATGGCCTACAAAAGTAGCTTCTTCAATAGACTTTGCCCTGCGGTCAATCAGGAACTCTTCTGGTGGTAGAGATTCAATCTTTACCTTACCAGATTTAATTCTGCGCTTGATCTCCACATCGTACATCATGGGAGGTGGAGTCATAATGCCTTGAGCTTCATTCATAGGCTCAGTACCAGGCACAGGATACTCACGCACCGCAGAGATTTCTACGTCTGGGTTTTCTGTCAGCATCATCATGCTTTGCTCATCAAGCATAGAGAATGATTCTGCTTTAACTTCTACTGATTCATCCCACCAGTATTTAACAATACCGCACTTGCGAACCAAAGCATCTTTAAAGGCAGAGTGGAGAATCTTAAAGCCAGGGTTATCACGCTTGAAGATGAAGTCTACATAGTCTGTAGCTTGTTCAGCATTCTGAACATCTTCTGGTCCTTGTGGGGTGAACTCAACCACACGCTCTGGGCCAAAGAAAATACGCATCAAGCTTGGTAGGATACCTTGTACTGTATCCCGTACATCCATAGAAACTACTTGTGAACGGCCTTCTTCTTCGTCACCAAAGGGTGAGCCATAGTAGTATTCAGTCGCTAATGCACGATTGCCACCAATGTCATCATCAATGTAAGAAATTGCATCGGTAATCTCAGCAGAGATTACGCCTTGAAGTTGCTCTTCAGACATTACCTCATCGCCTTCCATCTCGCCTTGCATGGTCTCAGCCATCAACATTGGATTTTCGTTAATCATATTATTTCCTTATCGTGAACCGATATAAGGGAGGATTCCAGAATTAGTATTCTGTAATAGAGAAGGGATGCCACCAACATTATTGTTAGCCATACCACCATATGCGTTAGGCATTTGTTTGAAGCCAAGATTCTTTTCATCTTCATTAGGATTAAATGCTAATTGGAAACCACTTCTAGCAGTGTCAGCCATGCTTGCATTTGGATTCATAGCTGTGTTGTAGAAGTTTTGGTAGGGTTGCATTTGCGGAGAAATCATATTGCCAACAGCTTGGGTTGCTTGTTGACCAAAAGATACTGGCGCTGCACCACCACTCATTACGGCTTCTGATCCACCAACTGCTTCTGGACCAAATGATTCAAATAATGCTGATAACCATGTAGGCATTTAGTCCTCCTCTTCTTCCATGTCGTATTCGGTCTTAGCCATCATCAACATATTAGATTGATTCTTGGTCATCTTCTTGGTGATAGGGCCACCAGATAGCCATGCTGAACAGGTACGCTTACCTGCACACTTAAAGTCAAATAGCTCACAGTAGCCTAGATTAGCCGCACCCTGTACATCTTTGGCATAGCCATCAGTCTCTTCATCTATACCTTTAAGGATACAGTCCAACATCTCTGGAGTCTGGATAAAGGCAGCGCAATTACCGCAACGCATCTCTTGAACTTTATCAATAGATACTGTCCACATATCAGCAAGGTTCTGCCAATACTCTTCGTTGT